GAAGCTGGTTAAGGTTGTAGGCACGACCAAGGTTGAAATTGTACCCAACCTCAAGAATACAGCGGGTAAACGTTTAGCAGGGGTGTTCGATCCCACCACTAACACAATACGTCTCTCAAAAGCCGATGGATTAAACGCCCATGTACTACTCCATGAGATGGTGCACGCAGCCACGGCAGAGACGATAGCCAATAAGAAACACCCGTTAACCCGGAAGCTGCAGAAGCTCTACGACAGCGTTAAGAACAAACTTCCTGATGCCTATGGTATGACCGGGCTGGAAGAGTTCGTAGCTGAAGCGTTAGGTAATCCCAGTTTCCAGTCCGATCTTGCCTTAGTCTATCCTGATGGCAGTGCAGTAAGCGCACTGAAGCGATTCTTCAACACCGTGGGGAATTATGTACGCAAGCTGGTAGGTATGCGTCCTAAGCCTGTACTTAATCGTTCAGCAATGGCTGAGGCTGACAGGCTTATTGAGGGGATCTTATACCCTGCTCCGGAGAGTCGTTCCGGGGCGGAACTTGCGATGGACCCCAGAGGGGTTCTGGACGTAATAACCAGTGGCAAGGTAACCCCTCCGAAGCTACCCGAAAAGGATAGGTTCAACTGGTTACGTCGCGGTGCTGTAGGGGCTAAGGATATAGTACGTAAGTTACCTGCAATAGGTACATTTGGGCTGTTTAGTTTCCACTCTATCCGTGACTTCGCCGGGAAACTTAGTCCCGAGCTAGGGGCTAAAGCGGAGGCCCTAGAGAAGCTAATAAACGCTCAACGACGTAAGACGGAACTTTCCGATGAGCGTGTGGGTAAGGTCGCTAAGCACCTAGTAGAGTGGGTGAAGACTGCGACAACGGAACAGTATGTAGCCTTACGTGATGTTATCTACAGCCAGACTCATGGGGCAACCATATGGCAGGTAGATCCGACTTTATCCAGAAGCGCAGCGAAGAATAAATACGACGCTGAGAAGTTCGCCATATGGGAAGCCCAGCGTACTGATTGGGAACGCTTGGGGGATGATGGGCAGCGTACGTATAAACGTATGCGTAACGAGTACAAAAGACTGTACTCCGATCTCATCGCTACTATAAATGGACGGCTTGATGCGCTTAAAGATGGGGTAGACCCCAAGGACAAAGCTGCCAAAGCCGAACGGGCTCAGACTATAAAGCAGGTAAAGGACCGGCTAAACAAAGCCTTGACGGCATCGGGGGGGTTGGACGTGTACTTCCCGCTCCTGCGTTCCGGAGAGCATATCGTTACCTACGAATTAGTACCTGAAGCTGTAGTAGAAGGCGGGGACTCGTTTGTAATAGAACGCTTTGAATCAGCCGGTGACGCAGATGCTCATGGAAGAGCACTGAAGAATGACCCACGAGTCCGTAAGGTAAAAGTAACTACAGATGAGGAGTATTACGGTCCTGCAGGGCATAAGAAATATTCTAGGGATGCTCCCGATGGCGCACTCGTTAATGATGTGCTGCAGCTACTTGATAAAGGTAAAGTCCCGTCTGAAGTTAAAGATAGCGTCGTACAACTTTTTGTCGATGCACTTCCTGAGACAGCACTAGCTAAATCTTTACAGAAACGTAAAGGGACCTTAGGTTACATACCTGACGCAATCGAGGCGTTCGATAAAAAAGCGTTCTCCCTAGGACGCCAGATCGTTCGTATGCAGGAGACGGCGAAACTTAAAACCCTTGAAACCGAGATAAGAGAGACAGCCGCAGCCGTATCTACCACTAGTAGTTTTTATTTACTACCACTGACCCCGACCAAAGTTGCCGACGAGCTTATAAAGCGTTCTGAGTTTGCAAGGACAGGTGGGAAGAACAAGATCCTAGACGCCATAGCAAAACGGGCCAATCAGGTGGCTTTCCTAATCACTATCGGGTTTAACCCGTCTTCGGCTTTGGTAAACGCTAGTCAGGTACCTCTGGTTGGGCTACCTATGCTTGGAGGCAAGTACGGGTACGCAGAAGCGACTGCTGCTATAGCTAACGCCACCAGACTTGTGTTCACTGCTCAGAAAGGCGCTCCTGATGCACTTAGACGCCGCCTTAGCATTGCCCACGGAGTAGATGCGTTCTACGTAAAAGATGATAGCGGCAGGCTAAAACTAAGGACTGATTTAGATCTTAGTCCGGAACAGACAAGAGAATTACGAGAGATACAGCCTCTGGTACAGGGTGCGCTCGATCAAGGCATGTTGACTAAATCGTTCCTCCTTGACGTGCTAGGACTACATGAGGGGCAACGTCCTACCCGTAAGAAATCCGCTGGGGGTATGCTCGACAAGATGGTCGAGATGTCCGCTGTAGCTTTTAACCAAGTAGAGCGGTTTAACCGGCAGACTATGCTGGTCGCTTCGTATTCACTCGCTAAAAAAGATATAGCAGCTAAAAATCCTAAACTGTCCGCTAGGCAGGTGTCTGCCCTCGCAGTAGAACAAGCCATAAAGGACACCACTGAATATAACGGTGGTGCTTTCCTAGAGACTGCCCCCCGAATATCTCAGGAACACCTTGGGCGAGTAGCGTTCATGTACAAGACCTACGGTCTGAATATGTACTACATGATGCTCAAGACGGCGAGTGCTATGTTCAGAGGAGACCCTGCAGCGGCAAAACAAATGGCGGGTCTGTTCGGTACCAGTGCCTTCTTTGGTGGTATAGCCGGGGTGCCTCTATACGGGTTGGTTAGAAGTATGGCTGACCTGTTCTTCCTTGATGATGAGGAAGAAGACTTCGACAATTTTATGGCCCGTCTCTTACCCGATGTGGTTCGGACCGGACCTGTCAATGCTGCGCTAGGTGTAGATGTAGGGTCTCGTACGAAACTATCTGATCTGGTAATTGCAGAATCGAGGTTCGTCCCCAGAGGAGAAAGTCCTGACGATGCAGTAGAGAGAATGTGGTTTGAGACATTGGGTGTTGCCGGTAGCGTAACCAAACGGGCATTGCGTTCTGCAGAACTCTTCGGGGAAGAAGGGATTGCCTCTTCCCGAGCTTGGGAACAAGCGTTGCCTACAGGTGTCGCCAATCTGCTGAAGGCAAACCGACTAACGGTTGAAGACGGCTACCGGACCCGAAATAGAGATCTTATCTATGAGACATCTCTAGGCGAAAATTTTGCCCAGTCTATGGGGTTCAGTCCAACAGGTTATGTTGAGGTCCAACGCAGGACATCTCTTGCTGCGAAGATAGATGGAGCACTTACAGATAAGATGAACCGTCTCCGAAAACGTTACCGCATTGCGTTAAGTATGGGAGATATGGAAGCCCTAGATGAAGCCATGAAGGACATCAGGGATTGGAACGCCACGGAAGCGCAGAAGGATGCGAAGCTACTCATAACCATGAAGTCATTACGTAGAAGTGTAGATAGTGCAAACCGACTACGTAAAACCATGGACGGTGGGTACACGCCTCGATTCCCAAGGTACATAGAGCAGGCTACAAATTAAAAAACCCCCCTGTACCTAGTGGTAGAGGGGGGTAAATGGTTGGAGATAGACATGCTTTAACTGGCCGTCCGGTATTAATATATCACAATGTACGCCAGACTCTAATACCCAGTTGCTCCCCTTCTATTCTCGGTTCACACCTGACCGACCACCCTTTGTCTGAAATTACTTTCTTAACCTGTACTTCCGCTAGGTGAGTGTTGATGCACGGTACAAATACCGACGTGCCTATACTCATCCCATCCCAGTTAACAATGATCTGAACCCCATCAGGATGCAGGTCGAACGTTCGGAGTATTGGCGTTAGCATCTATAGACTCTACGTCGAACTTCATAATTATTACGTCAGACGACGGTAGCTGCATATTGGTCCCTTTAGTCAGTCGGACCTTCCCCCGTTTACCTTCGCAGTGTTTTATGACCTCGTTTATAAGGTGCGCGTAGTTAACTTGCAGAGAACCGCACCATTCCTTGAGGGGTTTAGGCTTAACGTAGAACAGCTTAGTGTCAGTCTCGTATCGAGCAATGAGCTTCCCTCGTGCAATCTGCTCCGGTATCACTAGCTCATCCAATCCGTTGCCATGAACGGAGCGGTTATCCAGCGTGCTTTTGATCTGCAGAATGTAGCTTATATTTTCAGTGAAGAAATCATTCATAACGTCCAGCACTGATCTGCTCATACCCTGAATGTTGCTTTTATTCTGGGGGATCAAGTCAGACATGACCCATGAAAATACTCGCTTGGGATCAAAATTAATTAGTCCAGCCTTCTTCGCGATAATCAGCCCGGTCATACATGCTGTAATAGCAGAGGACCAGAACCGATTTTCTGCTGTTAGCCCTCCGTGGTTATCCACACGCTGCTGTACAGTCGTAAGTAGTTGGCGATACGCATCTAAATTTTGCATCAGGTGTTGTAGGTATATCGGACCCACTAGGCCATAGTTATCGTATAGCCCCCGCTCAAACTTATCCGTTATATTTTTATCCTTCACCTCGTCAAAGATCCGGTTCACTTTGCATTCCAACACCCGTTGGGCCTCGGCTTTCGCTGCGAGTTTATCTAACGAGATATTTTCTATGATGCTGTTGTTACCGGTAAACACCGCCAGTGTTTGCCACGGTGCCCCCGTGTACCGTTCAACATTTGAATTAGGCGACATCCGCCCCCGTTGCTTACCCCCGCTGAACTGATACACCATGTCGGAGGCTTCCTTCGGGCTCATGTTAGTTATCTCATCAACAGCTACAGGTATATTGTGGTACACCTCGGCTCGATTCATTTTGTAACTTAACGTGTCATCCTTCGTGAGCATAAGCTGCTCCGGATGGCCCCACACTCCGTTGATCGCCAACAGCATCGCTGTCTTACCTGTACCACTGTCATCGTTATGGAAATGAATAGCGGCACACTTCACGTTCATTAGTTCCATCAACGGACTGCCGAAACTAATACCCATAGCGAACTGCTGTAAGAGAAACCTATCGTCGTCCCATAGTTTTATGTTCTTTTTCCAATCCTCCAAAGTACCTTTTGGTTCAAACATCGGGAACAGCCCCATCGTCTGTACGGACGGCGGGTTAAACTCTATGCTATCGCGCATTACTTTCTGGCTACCCAGTACAAATGCACTGAGCGAATCGTCGGTCCACCCTAGTTGTTTATAGGCTTCCTCTGCGACACCTGTGGCTTGTAGTTCGTTTATCCAGTTAGTTGTGTAGGCCATAAGATCGTCTATCCGAAGTACCGCTACCCCCTGACTAGCAAGGGCTCGCCTCAATTCTTCCCTAGATGTGACTGCGCTGATTGGTAGTGTGAACTCCCGTACGCCATCTTGGGGGAGATGTAGCCGCAGCACCACTGACTCCCCGACTTCTGCATCCAATACACGCTTAACAACGTACAAATCATTATGATAAATCTGCCGTTCCTGTATTTCCCCGTCGTCATCCCGCTGCCGTATGTAGATACCTCCGTTGGCACCTCGCACGTACGGGGCCGGGTATTTCGGGATAGCGTACTCGTCCTCCACCGGTCCAGACTCGGTATATAGTCCGGTCTCCTCATCGACTTCGGCGGTACGTACGTTACGCCCAAGTGCTATAGGGGATTTTATCTTGCCCCAGTGAGGGCAATCCCCGCATACACCTTCGTTAAACTCATCGAATTTAGCGCATGTATACGGGCCTTTAATAAGGCTGACCTTGTAGGTGGTCTCTTCGGGGGAATACTCTGGATGGTTTCTGGAGATTATTTGAGACGCTTCAACGGAATCTTCGCAGAACTTTGCGATTGATAACCCCGCTCTCCACAGCGGCTCAACCATAGTCTCCTGATCTTTTATTATGCTACGTAGTTGAGCGCACCCCTTACCGTCTTTTATCTTCAGTAAAATATCTCTGAAGCTATACTTGAAGTTGCCTATGAGGTTATCCATAAGCGCACTTCGTTCTTCCCTCGCGGCAGGAACTGGTATCAGGTCCCGCCCAAGCAATTCAGAGAATGTATCGAAGTCTACTGGCTCACTGAGGTCTCCCCCGGCCAACAGTCCTACAGGCACCCCTGTAGTTTTTTTATAGTTGTGTGTGTCAGGCACTCGGAGTATGCGCGCACCGTCTGATGTAACGGCTGGGTCAGCGCCGAACTTATTATCTGCACATAGTCGTTTCAGATGGTCCGCAACAGGGAACCAGTCGTCATACGGGATAGCTTCTGTAAATGCCCAATAGACATGCACCCCGTACCCACTACTGAGTATGAATGGTCGGGGTAACTTAAACCGTGTACAGAACTTACGTAGGGCTCTTACTGCTTCGCCCTTGGAAGAGAAATCTTTACCGGGACCGCAGTCCAGATCGAGAAATAGCGATTGAAGTTGGGCTATGTTGTCTACCCGTCTTGATCCGGGTTCCCTAAACGTGGCTAGGGCGAAATAAACATCGTACCCCTGTTCATCAAATCGCTCGGCCTCTTCTATTAAATCTTCAATAGACTCATAGAACTTTTGGACAGGCTGCTGCTCTGTCCGTTTTGATGCAAACAGGCAATAGTGACCTGAATCACTAAGGACCGTCTGTAGAAATGTTATTGTGTGCACAAACCTGCTGTCCCCCGTGCTGCAATACGGTGAGTTTGTGCAGTAGTTGTTACGATTGGTGTCTTACCTACCGCACCGGGAGAGACGCGGTGGCGCACGACACACTTCATCGTAACTATTTCAAAGAGAGTGGTAGGGCGAATGACCTCCTACCAAAGACTGACGCTACTGCTCGCCTTTCCCAACTTGTGCGCCCTAGGTATAGAACGACCTCACGGGGGTTCAGTCGTCCCAATCGTCAATTATTGCAGCAAGATCTTCCTTCTCTTCCGCAGGCTTACTGGACTTAGCCTTCTTACGGACTACAGGTTCTTCAACCTTCTCCTCTTCGGCTTCCTCCTCTTCAGCCTCTTCTCCGAATATATCATCAGAGCCTTCAGCCACCTCTTCTACCGGTTTAGCTGTAAAAGGATTATCACTAGCAGTGAAGCCCTCGACTTTACTAAACGGGTTACGTTCCATCTCTGGGGCTAAATCAATAACCTGTATTGCGCGTAGCCGAAGGCTAACCCCATGCCCCATAGTCCCTGAGTATGGGACCAACTCACAGTGTATGTTCACGGTGCTGCCCGTTGTGAGTCTAAACCCATCAGGCAGTCTGTTGGTTTGAGCATCGTACCCCTGCGGTTTAGCCGTAGGATTACCTGAGTACGCCGCCTTTAGCTTGGCTCTCCCGATGAACTTACCGTCATCGTTCTTCTGCCATGTAGGCTTACTGAGGGCAGGCCAGCCTTTCTGCTTACGCTCGCCGTACGCGCTTTTCATAGCGGTAAACAGGGCCTTAGCGGTTGCCTGTGGCATGAGAAAATCCAGCGAGTACTCCGCGTTATCATCCGTTGCAGAACACGGTACGGATGAATTCTTACCAGTGTCGAACCGGTATGGCTGATCGAGTTTAGGGTAACGCGCTTCAACATTCTCGATCATAAATGTTGAGTTTTTTACTTCCGCCATGTGTCTAATCTCCGTTGGCATAGCCCCCTTCGACAACCGAGAACGGCATAGAAGAGGGTTGGGGTACTACAGTTTCAAACTGTAATAGTTTTTTAGTGTCCGGATCGTTCTTCAGATCCCGAACGTTATTGAACTCATCCTGCTCCAGTGGGCGCACCGCCCTGAAAAATAACTTAGGAGTGTGGCTACTTCGGTCAAACGACATCTGAGTCACTACACTAATCGCAGACACGTTCCTTGCTGCTAGGAATTTAGCGTACGCCTGTAACGGCATACCCGAACTGTCTGACCCAAACACGCTCGTCGCGGATAGTTGTAGGGCATAGACATCCTGATACTCATCCATGCTCACGACTATGCGCTGACTGTACCTACAGGCACGACCCCCATTGCTCCCAGACCCACGTATATCTTTAGGGCAATCTATACAACGCACCGCTTCCCGTTGGGCTTCCGGTACATTGGGGGATGGGCGTGCCGTATCGTCTGACCAGCATGTAGGCGCTTTCGGTGCAGACGGGTCGAACTCTCCAGCATAGTACTGCCGACTGACCGGTGCTGCATCTACGATAACGACATCTAACTCCGGATCATCGAATACATGGGTTTCGTGCCCACTATCAATTATCCGGAATTGATTGTCCCGTAGGCTCAACCGTTTCATTAGATGTCGTCGTCTATATTAATATCAGTAGCTACGTCACCGGTGATAGATTCCTCGCTGTCTTCCAACAGGGTCTTTTCTATCTTCGCTATGTCGAATCTGTAGGTGTTCCCCACCTTCAGATAAGTGCTCCTCGGGATACTCTTATTGCGTATCCATGTGCGGATAGTCGAGACACTAACGTTGAAGTGGTCAGCCACAGCATCAATCTGGGCAAATCTACTAGAGGTCATATCTTTTATTTCCTACGTACACTGACAGAGTATTCTGTGCTGGCGTTCAGCCCTTGTGGGACTAGCTCCTCATTTTCGGTGAGCCACTCCTTAATGTTGCCTTGGTGTACCCGCTTCTCCAATAACTCAGGGCACCCGTGTTCCAGAATGAACTCATGGAACTTCTCCCAATCGCTCGTCCAAAATTTAGTTTTCGTGGTACGGTAAAACGATCCGGATTCAGTTTTAACGCTCGTTACGTTGTTGGCGTTACAGTGTTCCAACAGGGCGTCCTTGATCTTGTCCTGCTGGTCAATCAACCCTGCGTCTTTCTCCGTAAACGCACGTTTGAGTTTTTCACGCTCGTCACGTATACGGATAAACACTCTCGTTAGTGTATCAACATCGCAGTCTGACATCCTGCCCAACCGTTCTAATTCGTTGTAGGGCAGAGACTATACTAGCGTGCTCTACGCTAGTCAAGCAGATCTTTGTATAGATCGATGATTTTTGAGTGTACGTCGATTCTATTATCAAGCAGTGCGTAGACACGCGACTCTACAGGGGACCCCTGTAGTTTAACTACCGTGCATTTATGATCCTGCCCCGCCCGGTGCACACGGGCATTGGCTTGGGCATATGTCTCAAGGGATGCGGTCGGACCCCACCACACAATCGTGTTCGCTGCTGTCAGGGTAACACCGTGCGCTGCAGCTTGCGGTTGTATCAGTAAGACGCGAGGCTCTTCACTAGTCTGGAACCTGTTAAATATATCGGTTCTCCTCCGAGCGTTAACGGCCCCATTGATTACCTCTGTAGGTACCCCATCCGCAGTCAGCTTCTCATGCAGTAAAGATATTGCATGTCTGAACGGTATAAACACGAGTACCTTTTTACTGCTCTCTTCGATCACTTCCATCAACACCTTGTAGCGATGCTTGATGTCGAACTCCAGTACCTCTCCGGTGTCGGTGTAAATAGCCCCGGCGCTTATCTGAAGGAGCTTATTCATATTCACGGCGGCGTTGGCTGCTGTAACGTCCTCTCCCGCTGCTTGTAATATAAATTTATCTTTCAGTTGTTTATAATACGTAGACTGCTGCCGCGTTAGTTCAACCTTCCGGTTCACGTACACCATGTCAGGTAGGTCAAGGCACTCCTCTTTCGTGAACCGTATCGCTGGCTGCAGAGCATCGAATACTGTCTCTGTCGCGGTATCTTTAGGTATCCATTTGAACTGCGTAACTTTCACCATCACCTGATCGCGGAATGACCCAAAAAATCTAGGGACACCCTTTGGGTTCACCATCTTGGCGAGCCCATATGCATCAACAGGGGACTGAGCCGCAGGTGTACCTGTCATCATCCACACCCATACGTCTGGGCCAACGAGCTTGTTAAGGGTCTTCCAGCGTTTGGTCTGTGCATTTTTATAGTGGGTAGCTTCGTCCACGATAACCAGATCGAATCCACCTGCTATGAGGTCATCCAGCACCGTCTCTACGCCATCATAGTTAATGATTACGAACTCGGAGCCTTGCGCTATGATTTCTTTACGCTTGTTACGTGACCCGTGCGCTACGTCCACCGTGCGGTGCATAGCGAAGGTGAACAGGTCAGCTCGCCATGCACTGTCCATAATCGAGAGTGGGCATACCACCAGCACTCGACTAATAACACCCTTATTAAGCAGGTAGTCTGCGGCCCAGATTGCACTGGCTGTTTTCCCGGTGCCCTGCTCGTTAAAGCAGAACGCCTTTTGGTGCAACGTAAGGAAAGACGACGTAGTTTTCTGGTGGCTATACGGTGTGACGTTGCCCGACCACTTGTACTGCCCGAGAATGGGGGACGGTACATTTATATCTAGGTTCTTTAGGACACGAGTCTCATCGACGCCCCAGTTTACGACGACCTTATCACCGACTTTCTTACTCTTCGGGATAACCTCCGTTACTCTGTCAGGGTTCCGTAGCTTCAACAGCACCGCTGCGTTCTTAAATATTTCCATTATCTACGGCGACGTTTCGGCGGTTTACTGAGTGACCCGCCATGTGCACGGTTTGCACTGCGGCTTGCAATACGCACCCCATCGGCGTTAGATCCGCCCCGACTTAACGGCTTGTTATGGGATACGTCTTTGCCCTCACGGCGATCCGCTTTCCCATTTTTGTTAGCGTCCTTACCGTTTTTATCTATCTTGCGACGTGCACGTTGACGTTCCATCCGATCAGAATGTTCGCCCCGTGCCTTCTGTTGCTGGTATTCTTTTTTGTAGTCTCGCCTACGCATTGTTAGTTCCTTCCGTTATGAGGGCATACAACCACCTGACAGTGATTCCTGCATAGCCCACTAGGTATAGGGTTCCAGACATCGTTGTCTGCCGCCGCTTGCATCGTCTGATAGCGAGTCAGCCATTTATCCCATAGACTGTCTGCATCAAATGAGAAATATTTTTCGCGTATGAACTCATCGCTCACTACGAACAAGAGTCCCGCGTTAATCTTTTTGACAGTAGGGAAATGTTTAAACGTAGCCATCGCCATAAGCTCTAACTGTCCTACGTCCGCGTATCGTGCGCTCTTCCCCGTCTTGTAGTCGATCACCCATGCCCTGTCGTCAGCCACGATCAACAGGTCTACGACGCCACGGAACCAAACATTTTTATCGAAGAAACCACAGGGCTCCAGATCTTCGGTGAGCCCCATTTTTAGTTCGCAATGTTTCTCCCCATACCTGTCCCGCAACGACTTCAAAACTGGTATCGCAAACGAGAACTTCTCGGGTATAGGCGTACCGTCCCGTATAAATTTTTCAGCCGCTGTGTGGAACAGATTGCCGTAACGGATGGCCTCTGTTTCAGTGAATGGGTACTCCCGTAGTATTTTTTCATGGTAGAACTGCTTAGGGCAGGTCTCAAAGCTCTTGGCTTTTGAGTACGACCACGGTGCAATCTTATGCGTTGTCTGCGGCTTCACCATATGATTTTCCGATTCCCGATTCGCATGTGATGGGCAGTCCAAGTGCCCATGCCGGGGAACGATTCATAGCGGTCTCGATGTAGCTCGTTGCGACATCAATCTCATCTTCCGGCACGCAGCACACGATAGAGTCGTGCACTGTAAGCACGACTTTGTACCGTTTCGCCACTTCCAACATCTGCTCACCGATTATGCAACGCGCCAACGCCTGACAGATGTTTTCCGTCACCTTGCCACCGTATATCTTGGTGCGGCCCCTACGAGTTTTATAAGAGAACTGCACACCTCGCTCACTCGGCTCGGCTTGAAGATCATCGTACCGTATCAGCAGTTGGTTCGGTAGCTTGATCCCGCTGTTGGCGCTATCCACTTGTAGTACGTTCGGTGCCAACGCAAAGTTTTCGTTGTTGTGCATAGCCTGCAACGCCCGTTGCGCGTCACGCCAGAACTGACTGATCTTCCAGTTGGCTTCCCGGTAGATATTTATGATTCTTCGTGCTTCATCTAGGCTGACGGACGTATCGAAAGCTTTTAGCTGGTCCTGAAATCGTACTGCCCCCATGCCATACCCGGCACCGAGAATAGTAGTCTTACCGACGAACCGCTGCTCCTTGGTGATTTCATCTTCAGGTACGTTATATATCCGTGAGGCCATTGCGATATACACATCGTCACCACGAGCGAATGCCTCTGTAAGATCATCCTGCCCCGCCAACCATGCCAACACCCGTGCCTCTATCTGAGAGGAATCGGCGTCGATCATTGTATGACCCTCAGGTGCAACGATGCTGTACTTCAGACGTTTACCGTTAGGGCCACGACTCGGTAGGTTCTGTATGTTCACCTTGTCGTCACCACCCCACCGTCCGGTATGTGCAGCGTAGTACCGCACAGGTATCGGTAACTTCCCCCGTTTTGCTATGTCGATGAACCGTTGGGTCCGCGTTTCTTCTAGGGTACTTTTATTACCTAACCTCGCGGACACTAGTGCTTGGACCTTGGGGTTGTCATGTTCTGCAAGGGCGGTGAACCCATCATCGGATTTCGCAAACGCGAACGTCTCCTTGCCCGTTGCAGGTGAGATCTTTAACGGAGGTTCGACACCCAGACCCTCCAGAAGCCCAGCGAACTTCTGGTTACTCATCAAATCTTCTTTAGCCACATCCGCACGGGATAGCAACTCATCCTTACTATCTCGGGTGCGTTGCAGGTGCTCTTCCAGCAGGGGCAGGTCCAGATCAACTACGGGGTCCGTGAACATACGCAGCGTCAGGTCGATTAACCGTAGTTCTTTTTTAGGAAACCCTTTCTGTAGGAATATGTGGAACAACTTGTACGTTAACTCTACGTCGTTGACGCAGTAGTCCCCGTATCTATCCAGTTCGGCAGGTGTGAAGTCCTTGCGACGTTTACCTATCGCGTCGTTAACTTCTAGCCCCTTCTCACCTATGCAATATCTCTCAGACAACGCCCTGAGACTTCCACCAACTTCCACCCCATGTAAAGCACGGGCAATGCAAAGAGTATCGGTATAGACCCTAGGATTAATACCAAAGCGCCAAGAGAGTATAGCCCCATCAAACAGAGTGTTATGGGCCAGTACCATAGCGTTCGACCAGTCGAACTCTGTGAAATATTTTTCAAGCTGAGTATGTGTACCCGATGCCCATTCGGTCGGTCCATTGTTTACCTTGACTCCTATGCCGATGGCTTCAAATCTAGGATCACGCACGTACTCCTCAGTCGTTAACTTACTGAGTGAATACTCCTTGTCGTAGTATGTTTCAAAATCTAGGGTTATTAAGTCCATTACTTCGCAAGCACCTCCGCGAGCTTCTGCATGTAGTGCTGCGCTTTCTGCAGATCAGAACTGTTTTTCTTACCCATCCTCGCGATGTACTTGATGGCGTTGCCCTTGAGGTACCCGACGAATTGGTCGTCGGTCATCCACGACTGCATTGCATCCCACGGGCGCACCGCTAGTGCAGTGTAGTGGTCCCCATCTACTTGGTAACTGTCCGCTGGGTCCGGCGGGGTGCGATAAAAGGCATCAACATGGGCTGTTTTTTTAGTGGAGGTTTTCCTACGAGAGTGTTTTTTGCGCCCGTTGTTTTGACGTTGAATCACGTAGATGTAGTTCCGGGTGACCTTTAGCACCTTCGCGGCTTCCGCCACCGTAACGTCTGGGTTAGCGTCCATGTACGCACGTATGCGATCTGCCTTGCTCTCTCCGTTAACGTTGTTGGTCATTGTCTCTCTCCTCTCTTATCTGTGCGCGTCTACGCATGTGCCGGGCATACCATAGGGATGCCTTAAAAAACCACCGTATGGGTGAATACTTTGGGGCCATATTGTGAGCTATGTACGCCCACAAAATAGCTTCCTCCCAATCGGTGCTACTTTTGTCCATGACCTTTGAATAAATCCAATTGGTCTGGATGAACTGTCTCACCTGTGAGGTGGTAAGTAACTTCTTCGATATTATTTTCATTGATTATTATTGCTATACCACCAGCGGCAGCGATGTCGGTTAAGTTTTTCTCCTGTAATGCAGTAGGTTTATTCTTACCGGCCTTACACTCTATACCGAAAAATCTACCGTCATAGCACCCGACAATATCGGGTACGCCGCTCTTACCGTATCCTCCGGTGACCGGGTAGAAGTAGTACGCTCCCAACTGTTTCAGTATCGAGGTAACTTTCTTTTTAACCTTGCCTTCTGGGGTCATAGGCAACTCCTGTGACATTTTTTTGTGTAGTTCTGACTCGTTAGCAATTGATGGGTGACTTAGGGGCTTCTGACTCGTTAGCGTTTTCTGGGTGGATTAGTCGTAATGACTCGTTAAGGGTCGTGGGGTGAATTGCACACTCTGACTCGTTCATTCATCGCGGGTGAATCTTTGATGATGACTCGCTGAAGAGGACTGGGTGTGTTTCCAGCTTTGGCTCGTTTATTGTTTTTGAGTGTGTCGCTTGTGTGCTGACTCGTTTCATAGCGCTGGGTGACTAAACTGTCGGGACTCGTTTTACGCTTCTGGGTGACTAAATGTCTTTGACTCGTTTAATGGATGTGGATGGCTTCCTTACTTTGACTCGTTTGGACCTTCTGAGTGGTTTAACTTCATATGGCTCGTTCGGCATCACTGGGTGACTACGATGGAATGACTCGTTTCATGCATGTGGGTGGATCGCTCTGTGTGACTCGCTTGAATCCATTGGGTGACTAGGTCCACCTGACTCGCTTGAGTGCGTTGGGTGACTTGCCGGTAATGACTCGTTTATGTTGTCTGAGTTATTTATCGTCTGGTGACTCGTTTTTACCGAATGGGCGACTATAGATCTCTGACTCGCTTTAGTTCATTGGGTGACTAGCCAACCATGGCTCGTTTAGTTGTCATGGGGAAATCAGTCAGAATGACTCGTTTAAGCTCCGTGGGTGACTAGGTGGTCCTGACTCGTTAGTAGATTATGGGTGACTCCTAAATCCTGACTCGTTTTGTAATCTTGGGTGACTCCGCTCGGATGACTCGTTCTATGAAGGTGGGTGACTCCGCTCGTATGACTCGTTTTCGGCTATTGGGGGAATACTTCGTTTTGACTCGCTCGACCACGCTGGGTGAATTCACGTACTCTGACTCGCTTCCATGGGTTGGGTGTCTACGTCAAATTGGCGTAATCCATCACGCTACCTTGTGTGTAATCTTGAGCTTGGCCTCGGAGTATTCTGGGGCGACGGGCAGTCCTTCCAGTGCACGCCACGCCTTATACAAATCGGTCAGGAATCGTTTGACCATGTAGCGCACTGCCATGTTGTGAACATGTCCCTTAGTTTTTTCTGCGTGGGCAGGCATGTTCTGTAACCGCGTCTTATAATTATCGTACACCTCGCGGTATGGACCCCCGGATTTGATAAACGATGAGCCCAGCACCCCAACCAGCTTCGTTTTCACGAACGGGTTGAACGAGATTCCTTTTTTGGTCTGTTCTTTGCCCTCGGCATCGGTGTATGTCTGGTCAACGAGATGTTCTTTCTGACGTGAACGACCCTTACCGTTGACGACATCGAGACCGGCATAAGCGTGAAGGCTCGACGGGTACTCGGCTTTATAAATATCGAACTGTGAAATAACTACAGCAGACATCATTGGACCGCAACCCTTCACGTCCTCAAGGAACACCTTGTATATTGGGAACTCCTTGACCGCCTGTTGGATACGCTTCTCCGCATCCTGTTCCGCTTCCATCAGGCTGTCATACATTTCTATCAAGGCGACTTCCGAGAACGTGGAGATGTGACCGTCCTGTTTGAAATTGCGTGGGGTCAGGCGAGCCACCCCATCCGTTATGCGGGTATAAGAACGGCGCAGGTTCTGCAGCAACAGCTTCGCGTCTACCTCTAGTTCTTCCTCGGACTCGCCGGGGTTCTGGCCGATCTTGTCCTTAAAATTCGCCACCACCGCGTTACCGATCTGAATGCGATTACGCTGAATCGTATAGAAACCGTTAACGAGGGACTTGAGTACTAGACTGTCTATATTCATTTTTCTTGCTCTCCGAACTGGTATCAAATGTGAAGTGCCCCGTTGGGCCAACGGGTGGGGCGGACCCGCTCACACACCTGAAAAATCAGGCTGGCCTAGAGATCTACTGGCTCGTAAACACAGAACACATCTGCGCTGAGCCGTCTACCTATACCCTCAATCTCCCGGTGCTGAGACGATTCAGGAACTGCGAACAGTGTTGCCACTGCGCGATGCATCCATACAGGTAAATCATTAATGTTTGTGTAATCCTTCAACCCCTGCTCGTCACTACCGAATGTTGTTGTACGAACGGTAATGTTGTCGGGGTTGAAGGTTACGTAGTGGATCGTACCGGATTCAAGCATAATGTGTCAACTAGTACGGGGACCCGTAGATACACATGTTGTCCTCATTATGGCGGTAGCCCCAACCGGGCATTTCGGTCTCATCCTCTAAGGAGTAGACCGGTAGCAGTCGGTCACGGAAAGACACAGGGACCTGCTGCAACAGGTCAGAAACTTCTATCAGTGCCACCGGGACCGTACGCAGTCGGGCCACTTGCGGTAGGTACGGTGCGTCCGGATCAATGACCACCTTCTGGGTCAGTCTGGACACATGCGCCCAGTCCATGTCTTTGCTCCAGTCCTCCGCGTTGTCCCAGT